CTCATTCATTTCGTTTTTTTCAATATGGTTATTATCAATATATTAAACCCAAAAATCATGTGCTGGAAACTATGTTTGCTCGAACTTACTCTCCAACTAAAATACCTTCTCTATGCAATATTGGTCTTGGTGATGGATATCTTAATTTAATGAAGTATCCTATTCATAAAGACCAAACGTCTGGAATGTTTTCATTTTATATTCCAGATGATGCATTGTATGAGTTTCCACATTTTAATTATTCTTATTTAACAATTAACAATAATTTAGCTAGAGATACGTCATCTGGCTTTTCTTATATTCATCCGTTGAAACGTAATTCTGTTAATCTTGCTTTTCATTTTATTCGTAATATTAATTTTAATTCCGTCTTCTCTATCATTAAAATGGCCGAAAAAAAAGAATTATTGGATAGAGAGAAAGCGGTTAAAAAAATTCGATTGTTTGCTGTTTGTGAAATGCATACCGAATTAATTTTTCGTTTTTTTTTAGATCATGCTTATATTGACTTAGTTTCTCGTCAAAATCGTGTTTGGAAAATTGGTTATTCAATATATCATGATGGATTATTGCAAATGTTTAATTTTGATATTGAAGATTTTCGAGGTTTGGATGGCTCAGCTTATGATACATCTTGTTCTTTGTCTTTATGTATGAAAGGTTTACGATTAATGTTAGCTGTTGCCTCTTATTCTCCTATTGAAGAAGTTGTTGTGTGTTATTATTTTTTTTTATTTATGCAACAACCGAGAATGTATTTGTATATTATTTTTTGTGTTTTGGGATGTGTGCCTTCTGGTTTTTATTTAACTGCTCTTTTAAATTCGTTTATTTGTTTGTATATAGCTTGTACATCTTTTCCAAAATATTCATTTTACTCAACAATTAATTGGTACACTCGAGCCTCATTTTTTGTTTTAATCCCACAATTAAATACATTACATCCAATTTTTGCAACGTACGGTGATGATGTTTATTCGCATCAATCTTTTTCAAAACAATTTTGTAAAAATGCTAATAAACATGGATTAAATTATAAAAATGAAGAATCACCTTTTTTTTTATCTATGCAACCAATGAAAATGAAAGATGGTTTAATAATACCTCGACCAAAAAAAATTTCTAATTTTTTTGATGTTATGTATTATTTAAAAAAACCAGCTTCTCCATTATCTCAAGCAATGATTATCTCATTATTACAATATTATTACTATTATTTTGTCTACTCTATTGATAAATTGAAATATCGTGTGTTGTGTTTGCGTTTTTTTCGTTTGTTTTTTTCCATTTGATAGTGTTAGTGATAGTAAAGAAAGGTTTGATTATTATTTACGATTAGCTAAGTTTGTTCATATTCAGTCGTAAGAAACGTGTTAATCCCGTTCTTATGTATTGTGAAAAA